ATATGGCGATACGTTTAAATTCGTTTGCTGTGGCATGATTTTTTAGAACTGCAAAATAACTTTGATATCTTCTTTTTGGTTTAATGACCTTGTAATAGATGGTCTATTATCAATATAAATGATGTTTCCAGAATACTTTTTGGATTCAGGATTAGCAATGCCATTATTAAATGACTGCCCAAGGTAATAGGTCTTACTATTTATTACGGTTGAGACACCTGTGAAGGAGGTATCTATTGCCAAATTAGACCCTGTAGAAGGAACAATAGTCAAGCTACCATTACCACTTGGAGTGCTGGTAAACTGATTCAAATTATATCCATAAGGTGGATTTGTTTGAGCAGTACCTACAGTATTAAATCCTGCCATAGTTCTGTCTTGCCAGAACTTCAAAACTCCTGTATTTTGATCATAACTAATAACTTTACCTAAAGCAGTAGATCCTGTTCCAATAGTTTGTTTAAGTAATGAATCAGCATTAAACGTAGCAGAACTATATCCCGCACCAGTTAAACGAAGAGCAGGAACTGCACTTGCTTTATCTAATGTTAATAGATTATTTGATCCAAATCCTTTAGGATCCTGAACCACACCAATTCTTGCTATTTGATTACCTGTAATAAAATCAGGGTTTTCTGCGTCATTCTCTATTCTAGAATAAAGTAGAACATTATATGCACCCAATTCTTCATAGATATCAGATCCATGTCCACCTTGAGGTGGAATAATAACATCAAATGTTGGTACTGTTGTTCCTGTAGGAACTCCACCAGCAACTAAATCAACACTACCATAAGAGTAACCAGTTCCTTGACTAGAAACAGTTATAGAATCAACTGTTTGGTCATTAGACATAATAACAGTGCATTCTGCACCAGAACCATCACCTTTGATTGGCACTCTTGTATAAACAGCACCAGCAGTTCCTAAACCAACTCCTCTATTTGTGATGGTAACTATTTTAATAGATCCATCTACTGAATTATCTCTTACTGCAGCATTACCAGCATCTGTATCCCAATTTGGAGGAACTGGAATAAAATCAGTTGACTCAAATTTTACAATATCACTTGGTTTAATAGTATAAAGATACTTCCATACATATCCATCTCCACTACTTCCCGCAACCTTTGGTTCTAAGTCAGTAAATGTTGGTTCATCTAGTGATGGTCTACCATTAGGGTTTTCTGGATCAGTTCCGTTCTGCAAACACTCATATACTCTATAATCACTATTCAATACATAATAACTTGCTGAATATAAATTTGTAGCACCAGAAACATTAGCAGTATTTGACCTTGTATAATCTCCACGATACATATCATATGTCGTTCCTGAAGTCCATAATCTTTTTTGAACTACCTGTCTCACATCTGAAGAATTGATTTTCTTCAATGCAATCATAGTATCCCAATAACTATTCTCCTGGTCGAAACTATCTTTAGGAGAAGGGGGAGAAGTATCCCAATCAGATTGTTGTTCTGTAGGATTAGGTAATCCAATAAAAGAATAATATGCATTACTAGTAGAATTTACACCAGCAATAAAATTCTTCGCATTTAATATCCTAATCTTATCAGTTATGATTGCAGCCATTTGACGGAAGTTTTTATTTATTTATTAAGGACACCACGAGGATATTGTTGGCCAACCCAAGGTCTTCTACCTCGTAACCAACCTTCCCGTGTATTTGATAATATACCCAGACCAGCAGCATTAGTGTTTAACCCTACAGTTCCTGTAAAATCAGAGTTAACTGTAAAAGCAGCAGTAGATGCTACACCATAAGCAACAGTTGACGCAATGCCTACCGCAGTGGTAGGCATAGGTTGAAACGTTATTGCTGCCATTAGGTTGTCCTCGCACAGAAGAGAATTCCATCAGTAGATCCAGTTTGATCATAAGATCCTTGAATTACTGTATATACCTCACTACCACTTATAGTAACAGTATCATACTGTTGAATATTTGCAGAAGGTGCATTATGATGGAAATCAATTAATACAAAATCATCAGGCATATAATAAGGAGTAGGTATAAATGCTGCTTGTAATGGAATTCCTTTTACTACAGCATTATAGTTTGTGGAGTCTGGTAAGTTATCTGAAAGATTCCACCCACCATCACTACGGTTAACATAAGGATCGTCTTGAGTGTTATTCCTCACATATATTCCAGCATAATGATTTCCACTATAGGTAGCTTGACAATTAGTGGATTTATATGACGTACTCATATATGAACTGTGAGGCATAGTGCCATTTTCCCCTTCATTCCATGACATATATCCTGCTTCTGCAGAACGTTTAGATGGATAATAATTACTTAATTTTCTAACTGTTCCGCAAGGAAATGTTCTAAATTCCAAAATTGGACGACTATCGTCAGTTGTAGGAACAATTGTTGTAACTCCACCAAGGAATTGATCGTCTAAATCCCAAAGATCACCAGTATAATTATGAAGAATATAAGTTAAAAATGTATTATCACGTAATTTTGTAGAAGATAATGTTGGTTGTCTATAAGACCAAACTATAAATTTAGGATCCAATCCAGATCTAAAGACATTTAAATCAAGTTGATAAGATCTAGAAGAAGCAATAGTTTCTCTTGCATTATTAGATAGTCCCCAACATCCATAATAACTATCTCCAGGTGAACTCATATCACTCCTAAACCTTGCAATGCCATTTCCTGGAGGTTGATATGGAGCATCTAAAAGGAAACTTCCTTCAAATCTAGGACCATAACCAGTTTCATTATACCTTAAACTATTAGAAGGAGACGTATATGGCATAAATCCACTTCCAACACACATTTCCATTTGCGTATCATTATGCATTTGGAAAGTTCTATAGGTATTCCCATATTCTTTCGCTTCATCTACCACCAACTTTGCACATCCCCAAGGTTTTCCATTATTTGCAGATGTAGGATTATCCTTTGCAAATAACTTATTTGTTCCTCCGTATGTACCAATACCAGCATCAATTTTTAATGTCATTATAAGATCAGTAGCACCATTTGATGCTCCACCTATCTGATCTGCCTTTATAGTTACTACTTCTCCTGTTGTATATCCAGTTCCTGTTCTATTAACATATTTGCCATAGATAGCACCATTACTTCTATAAAGGTCAAATGATGCACCTGTTCCAACACCAGATGTTATATTTGCTCTAACATCATAGAAAGCAGTAGCAGAAGTGCCGACTGTTCCACCACCACCTACATTAGTTGCTGATATGTAAGTAACAATACCAGATTCTGCTGCACCATTCCAAGAAATAGCAGTCCATGCTTTCTCTAACTGATCGATAGTATCAGTTCTTGCCCAACCAGCATTAATAATATACTGCGAAGTTGTAATTGCCATCTTTTTCTTATACCTCTAATTTAAGTATGGTTAGGTTTGCAGAAATTGCCTGTGTAGTACCAGACAAGTTAGTTACAGCGATATAAATTTTATCGCTAACAGGACTATCTAAATTGCCACCAAGTGTGAAAGGAGTAATGTTTTTAGTTGTTGATACGCCAGTAGTGACTATATCCGCAATAACTCCATCACCAGGTGTAGGATCTTCACCTACACTTCTATTTACATCATTAGTACGGGCAGCGTTATCAGTATATATGCGTAACCACCCCGCAGTTGATAATCCAACCTGAATTAAACCGTAAGATTTAAATCCTGTTATATCAACATTACCAATAGCATTATTGGTAATACTTCCAGTAGATCCAGTTACAGTTGTTCTTGATTTAAGAACATTAGAACCATCAAAACTAGTAGCAGTTACCACACCTGTTGATGTAATATCACTAGAAGCAACAGTTCCTACAGTTATGTTTGGTGTTCCGCTTAAGTTAGAAGCAGTTCCAGATGTGTTCTGATTACCTGCTATATTAACGCCTGGTAGACTAATAGCAGCAGTACCATTAAATGATACACCACCAATATTCCTTGCGGTTTGTAGTTGAGTAGCAGATGAAGCATTACCAGTTAAAGAACCAACAAATGAAGTTGCAGTTACAAGACCACTTACTTTAGCATCGCCTTGAACAAATAATGCATAACCAGCATTTGCAGTTGTAGTTGCAATACCAACTTTTGATGTTGTATTAACACCAACACCATTTGATGCCCAAACACCTCCTCCTCCACCAGCACTAGCAGTAACAGTTACAATACCTGCTGATAATCCAGATACTGCTACTCCAGTTCCAAAATTAATTGTTCCAGCAGCACCAACAGTGCTACCATCATCTTTAATAACAATAGTATTACCAGAAGCACCACCACCAGAAGCAGAAATAGTAACAGAACCAGTTCCACTACCAGATACAGATATATTTGTTCCTGCAACAATAGTAGTTACAATTCCAGTTAATGATTTACCATCAATACCAGGAAGAGCACCTGTTAACTGGGGTGATTGTAATGATGTAAGTCCTGCACCTGAACCACTAAAATTAGAAGCAGTTACAATTCCAGTTACATCTATATCACCACCAGTTACCGTTGCAACTCCAGATACTAAAGTAGAACCGTCACCTAAAAGAGCATATAATTCATTAAAGTTATCATTAATCGCATTAGCACCAGCTAACAGACTACTACCGTCTCCCGCATTCGGGGCCGAACCTGTATTTATCCCTACTTTTGACATTATTGAGACTCTGGGTTTGAAATATTTAGAAGATTATTATGTATCATAATTTTTAGATTTTAGTTGTGTAGTTCTAGTAACCAAAGCAGAAGTTGATATTCCAAGTACTCCACCCTCTCCATAGAAAGGATATGCATTAAGTTCAGATCTACCTTGGAGTTCTATTCTACCCCAACTAAAGTTGCCCAAGAATGGACGATTCATGAATCCACCTGTATACCCAACTCCTTGTGTAATAGCCTCACCGCTATTATCGAAAGTGTATACTGTGGAATCCCAATATGCTTGACTATTAGAGAAATTGAAAGTAGAAAGTCCACTTATTCTAGTTTCTACTCTAACAATACTAGTTAGTGCTGTTCCAACTGTAGAAATTCCAATGCTAGTATTAGCAATGCTTACAACAGTTGCTGACTCAACCTGATAAACATTATCAAAGAATGATATACCAGTTCCAACGGCAGTATTATCAATACCTCTTGATACTATTGCAGTTTCAGCAAATCCAACATTAGAATTATCAATAACAAAGTAATCACCAACGCTAATTCCACTAACTGTTATTGCAGTTCCTACAATACTAGAATCTCTAAAGTAAGAGTTTTGTGGAATATGTAAATCAAAAATTAACTTATCAATATTAGAAGCAACTGTTGTTCCAAATCCAACTACAGTTCCTGAATCTCCATTGTATGAAAGAACATCATTAGTTTCTGATACTAGTGGAGGTGGATCAAGAAGAACCTGTGGAGCAGTTGTATAACCAGTTCCACCATAAGATACATTAATAGAAGTAACAGTATCATTAGTAACTACTGCAGTTGCTGTAGCAGTTGATCCAAGTCCAACAGGAGTCTGGATAGAAACATTAGGAACTGAACCATAACCATCACCAATATTTGATAATGAGATAGAATCTACTGCACCGTTAGAAATTGTTGCAGAAGCAAGTGCTCCAACTTTAAGATCTTGATTAATTATAGTAATCTTATCTTGCAAAGTTGCACGAATATCTTGATCAGGATTTTCATTTGTAGGATCAAAGAATGGTCTTACATTGTCAACATAAATCGTTGTTGATCCAATTCCAACAGATTTAATAATAGATGCTGCTGGATATACATTTGGTTCATATAATTCTCTATCTTTACCAATTTCAAGATCATTAATAATCCTATCTTCAGTTTGCTTACTCCAATTAACAGGTCTTACTAAAGTTTCATCTTCAGTATTTCCTGGTCCAAAATAAGGGTTAGTAGTAACAATATCAGTAGAATCAACTCTCATTACAGATCTCTTATCTTCTTCTAACCAAGATTGTTGCCCTTTATCAGAATCATAAGTTATTTGTAAATCATCACCAATCTTAACTGTTTCAATAATGTCTCTAGTCTTAACATCAATACCACCACTTCCTTTATAGAAGATAATCTTACAAGTATCACCTGCTTTAGGTGGTTCTGTAAATGTGATTAGACTTCCACCTTCAAATGTATATCCTTTACCAGGAACTTGAAGAATATCATTTACAAATACAAGAATAACATCCTGAACATCAATCTTGGATCCTTTAGCAGCTCTAATAGAAACAATATTATCATTTAACTTCATCTGGAAAGTCATTGTATCACCATCAAATTCATTTTGTGGTGTATCTAATGGTTGTAAAGTTCCTAAAGACCATCCTGTAAATTCATCGGTAAATATCTCATCTATAGTAAGTTGGAATTCCTTATAAGTTGAAGTAGTAGGTATTCCAGTTGCTCCACCGATAGGAAGTCTTAAAATTTCACCTATACCATAACCATATCCAGTATTCGTTATACTAAAGTCAGTTACACTCGAACCTTGTCCAACTACAACATCAACAGATCCACCTGAACCAACTCCACTAACAGAATCGGAACTATAAACAAGAGGAATATTTGTATAAGAAAGTGGATCATCAATTATTACATCTAATGGTTTTTCTACTGTTCCACCTCTAGCATAGAAATGTGGAGTGGTAGAAATTCCACTATTAATGGTGAATGAATAGTTATTAATAATTCCTAATACATTTGTTCCACCAGCAGCAGGATCTGTTCCACTTGCTGAATTATTAACATCTCTAGGTGCTATAATAACTCCTTGAACTTTACCACCAGACTTATAGAATGTAGGAACAGTTGAAACTCCAACATTTACATCAAACTTGGTAGGACTATTAACACCAATAACCTTTAACCCATTATATCCAGGATCACCTGCTCTTGGATATTTGTGCTCGGTTGCATAATTATCTTTAGAGCACTTAAATACCAAAGATTCTTTTGCTATCTTAATACTAGTTCCAGCAGTTAATCCATGAGATCCAATTGTAAGATCTAATTGACCCGTTCCTGCATTATATGAAGCAGCACTTACATTATACTTAACTTCAGGTGATGCTCCAACATTAATTGTAAGAGTATTATCAGTTGTAGAAGCAATAGAAACAGCAGTATTTGCTATTGGATCAGTGCTTCTTGGATATGTGTGTTTAGTGCTATGTGCATCCATATCACAAGTAAATGTCAAAGCATTGTCTGGTATCCTAATAGACACTCCAGATTTTAGACCATGATTTGGACTTGTTAATATTAAAGTACCGTTTGCTGGATCATAAGAAGCATCAGTAACATCATGAGTTACGGTTTTTGATGTTCCAACATTAACAGTAATAGTATTATTAGTTGAGGATGTAATTACTGTAGAACCAATTGCTACAATTGGATCAGTTGAACGTGGATATGCCTTATTAGAAGTATTTCCATCCATTTCACAACTGAATGTTATTGATCCAATCGCAAAACTTACAGCAGCACCAACTATCGCTCCATGACCAGGAATGGTTAGAACCATGTCTCCTGTGTTTGCATCATAAGTTGCACTGGTTGGAGTAGTAGTGCCAACACCAACTGTTACGCCACCTGTAGTAGCACTTACAAATGTATGGTTATAAGCACCACCAGATATAATTGCATCATCAGCAGTTCCTATGAATTGATGATTATAAGAACCACCTGTAACAACTGCACCTGTAGATGCACTAACAAATTGATGGACATATTGATCTAAATCCTTTGCTGCAGTTACATTAACACTAATAGTTGTATTAGTTGTTGTGCCAATAGAAATTGCAGTGTCATAGAATCTATCTCTATTTCTAGGATAGTAATGATCTGAAGCACCATTATCCAATCCACAAGTAAATGCAAGTCCAGTTAATATTACATCTTTACCTACTTTCAACCCATGAGGAGTTGAAGTAGTAACTGTCATAGTGCCATTGGCATTATTATAAGTTGCAGTTTGAACATCTCTTGTAGCCGCACTAGAGTATGTGCATGTAAATGCAATACCAGATAATTTAACCTCATCACCCAAGGACAATCCATGAGGTGTTGCAGTTGTAATAGTTGTTATACCAGTTGTATGAGTGTAAGAAGCTTGTCTAACATCTCTTGGTTTATAGAATGCATTCCAATTTGTAACCGCAACACCAGTTATATGTCCACTAGCAATAGATGCGGTTCCTATAGAAGTTATATCTGTAGAAACTACATCCCTTTGCTGAACAGAAACTCCGACAGTCTGAACACCAGAACGATATCCAGATCCAGTATTACCAAGACCAATAGAAAGAATAGTTCCACCAGCAGATACTACTGCAGTTCCACCAGCAGCAACTAATGGTTGATATCCAAATCCTTCTGTAGATCCAACAGAAAGAATAACACCACCAAGAGGTAGAGAAGTTACATTTGCATCTGTTGTAGATGAAGCAGCACCAGTAAACTGAATACTTGTTATTCCTAGATTCTCATTTAGGTTATAATTAAGAATTGGTCCTTGGAATACATCATTAACTAGAATTACAGCATTTTCAGTTGCAATTCCTGTAATATTATTACCATCGGATTCTAAATCAAAGTCTTTATTGATTCCATTAAATTCAGCAGAAATATCATCAAATACAAGGTTCTTATAATAAGTATCATTAACTGTATTAGGAACACCAGATCTCATAAACGATCTTCCTTGGAAACTAGAACTAGTTGATATTCCACTCCAGTCCCTAGAATCAGGTGGATTGGTAGTTGTGCTTAATGGAATCTTACCATAAGGTGCTTCAACAAAATTAAGAATATTTTCTGTAATATTGTAGTTTCCATTAACTTTAGTCACCATTGTATCGGTAGAATGCCCTGATAGGTTAGTTCCCATCCATTGTCTACGAACTCGTAAAACATTAGTGCTTCCAACTCCAACAGATTCAATCTTTATTATCTCTTCATTTACTCTTAACAGATCACCACCAAATATAGATGTTATTCCGCTTAATTTTATAAGGTCGTCTGTAGTAAACATCTCTCTTGCAAGAGTTGTTGTTACTGCAGTTGATACAATTGGTGATTGAGTAATATTATCCAAGCAAAGTAGAACTTTAGCATTAGCATTTGTTGCTACAAATCTATGAGATGTTCCAATACCAACATTAGTTAAACTAACAGATTCGGGAACTGAAAGAAGAGCTTTTCTAGCACTATCAGTAACCTTAATCATATTATCATCTACTTTAATTGCAAATACTTCATTTGGTAGTTTATTGGTAAATCCTATACCAGCAAATCCATTAGTGTTTGCAATACCGATTGCTTGAGTAGTTCCTGCACCAGCATGAACATATTTAATCTTCTCACCACTAACAAAGAAATGATTAGGTATCTCAATAGTATCATCAGTTATGTCTATGATAGTAGAATCATTACCTTCAAAACTTCTTTCAAAAATAGTATCTTGATTGTGTGTTAAATTAAATGCTCTCTTAATGTCTCTATCAGTACCAGTATAATCAGAAGATCTTACTTGGATTGAAGAGTTATTAAAGTCGATATTAGTATGGGCATCATCTTGATACCTAAACGCATTCATAAAGACTTTAACGTTTGTTGCAACATTAGGAAGAGGTGTAAAGATCAATTGAGTCGTTCCTGCAACTCCAACTGCACCACCACCAGCAACAACATTATTAGTAGAAATACCAGTATAGAAAGTTCCTAATCCAGCAATACCTTGTCCACCAGATGTAGTAACTACGGCATATTCATCAGTATCGTAAGTTTGACCTGTTCCATAAGTTATATCATAATCATCAACAACTATCAATTCTGATATTCCATATTCACCATTACTTGTATCAGAAACTTGAATTACAAAATATGCAGCATCATAATCATCAGAATAATCACCAACCACTTGTGGAGTAGGAGATCCTGAAGCAGGTATATTTGTAGATCTACTTTCTAGTCTAGCATGTTTCAAATCTATACCAGACTCTGATGTAGTAGACTCATTAGATTGTGCTACTACAACGGCATTAACAACTGCTGTAGTCCCTATTCCGATTGCATTAGGATGGAAATCCACTTTAACATCTGAACCATCAATATATGCAGAGAATGTACCAAAACCACTTACATTAGTATGATTCAAAGAAGTTGTCATTTCTGCATAATCTAACATATCAACTTCTGTTCCATCATGAACTAAATTAAGTTCAACCATTCCAAATTCATCATATACTCCAACATATTCACTATCTGCAGTAACCTCTACAAGAACTTTTGCAGATCTATAGGTATTACCAATAGAAACAATATTAGTGGATGGATTTGCCTTTGGAACATTAACACTATGAGAATCAATTAATGTAGTTCCAACAGAAGTAGTTCCTATTCCTAGAAGATTATCATCAAGATTATATGAAAGTGCAACAACTTCATAATCATTAACTGCAGATCTAGTTGGATAGAATAATAACTGTCCTTCTGATCCAATAATTGAGAAATCAAATGAACCTTGATCATAAACAGTTTCAACTCTTCCATATTGTTGAATATATCCAAAAGATCCATCATGAATCAAATCAACAACCATAAGTTGTCTTTGACCATAAAATCTCTTATCTCTAATATAACAAATATATTTTTGTGCTCTATGTTCAGCTAATTTAAATCTTTCAACAACACTAAAAGGTGTTGCTCGTGGATGACTATTAAATGATCCACTCATATCATCAATTGTAAGAACCCTGTTACCTATAGATTCTTCATAATCTTGCAATATTCTACTAGAGAATATCATCTCATCTGAAAGAATACTACCTGGAACAACTAATGAATTTTCTTTAACTAAATCAAAATCACTAAAAGTATTTAAATTTCCAATACCAACTAAATCATGAACAGGATCAACTTCTGTAGTTGCTGTTGTTAAACCAACAATCATAGAGGAAGCATCTGTTGCAGTAGAATCTAATTGATAATCAGAGAATTTCTTATATCCTAAAGTATGGTTTATACTACTTACAACATCTTCCCAAACATTAAATGATACTGCAGATCGTAATGCATAAGAAAAGTTTTGATAGTAATCATTATCTTGCAACCTTTGTTGTGATAAGTTAAGAACTCCAGAATCAGTTTGCCATCCATTCTCTACTTTAGAAAATGCATCTATAGTTAAATCGGATTTATATGATGATATTGAAGAAGCAACACCTTGTGTATTGGAAGAATCTCCTTTAATAATTTCACCTTCAGTAAACCCACTAGTTCCAGAAACAACTAGAATTTCATTCTCAACATCCCAAGTTTCAACCTTTCCTGATACATCATATCCTTCTTTAGATTTTGAAGTAACAGTTTCTCCAACCAAATATTCATTAGAAGATAAATCAACACTAAATGATGGGAAATACTTTTTAGGTATTATTCGTGCAGCAGCAGAATTAAATGGATTGTATGTGCCAGGATATTCTGCACCGACAAGTTCATCTGCCAAACTATAAGTAACAATTCCAATACCACCGTAATTTTGATCAACAGCAGTTATTGTGAATAACTTATAATCATATTCAGCAGAGTTAAATCCTCTACCAGTAGATCCAATACCAATACTAACATTTT